GGACTGTCTTATAGGCTTAAGGAAACACAAAAAATGAGACAAGATAAATGAATATTTTAAACTTATAGTAATTTTGTAACAAGTTATGGATGGAGCTCTTTTCAATTAGAATACAGCGCACTTTTCAATTAGTATCTACACCGTAGTCTGAGTTATTTTAAAATAGCTAATATGCTAAACAAATATGAGAACAGTCTGGATACATCGGACTGCTTAGGAAATACCCAGCAAGACAAAATCCTGGAACAAGAAAAGGATACAGTCACACCAACAGAACATGAGGAAATATATGAAAATGACGTTACCCCTCCTACTGGCAATCATATTATAAATACTGTTGCAGATTTACTCCTTCAGCCTAATGCAGTAATATCTTCAGGAGGTGGTGGAGGAAACAGTAACCAGTTGGATGATGATGAAAGAAAAAGGAAAAATCGTGAACATATTAGAAGTAGAAGAAGATGATAAAGAAAGAAATAGAGGAGCTGCTCTCCTATCCATATACAATGAGTTTAAAGATGAAATAAAGGCCATACGGACAGACATTCAACATTTGAATATTCAACAGCCCCAGCAATCAGAGAACAATCAAGAATTAAATTCATTGTTGAAGGAAACAATTGTAAATGCTGTAAACGACACTATAAATGCCCACATAAACAGTAGAGAAAACTATGCTGATGAAGTCAGTAGAAGATGTAAGAATACTATTGATTTTGCAATTGAAAGGGAAACCAAACTGGTTAATAATGTGGTATTTCCCAAACTCTCCCCTATTATTCAAATCGATAAAAAGGTTGATGCCATAAATGAAAGGCTTAACGGAATCGAAAATGACATACAGAAGATACCCAAAAATAATATAGATAATGCCAACAATCATAGATTTCTCTGTATAATGTTAATTATTATTACTTGTATATTTTGGGTATTGGGAAATTTTCTTTACATGGATTTAAATCAAAGGTATAATGAGTTAAAGGAGAGCCATGAAATTGTAATGAGGAATATTAGTTCCGATAAAATCAAAAAATAAAAATTGCCAAGTATATTTAGTGAAAGTTATTAATTCAACTTTAGATATGCTTTTTACTTGCTGAAAATTTCTCCAATTGAGAATTTTTCAATATCTTTGTATAAAGTCAATGTAATTGAATTAAAATGAAGAAAATTAATCGGTTAAAAGTTGTACTTGTAGAACAAAGGAAAACAGGTAAATGGCTAGCAGAACAGTTAGGGAAAGATCCTTCAACTATTTCAAAGTGGTGCTCAAATACCACCCAGCCACCACTTGATATGCTCGTGAATATCGCAACTTTATTAAATGTGGACATTAAAGAATTGATAAACGAAAAGAATATAAAATAATATATATGGCAAGACCTATATTCTCAGGACATGAGTCGTTTGCGTGTAAGTCACATTGGCTTAAACGCGGTTACGACTTTGTTATTGCAGACAGAAACTTCAATGACGATGATGCCGTTGTACATCTTGGCGTTGGTAAAAATATGGTAGCTTCAATCCGTTTTTGGCTGAAAGCTGTTGGCTTGTTACAGGATAATGAATTGAACCCTATTGCAGACTATCTATTTAATGATGAAAATGGACAAGATCCATATATAGAAGATATTGGCACATTGTGGTTACTTCATTTTATGTTAGTAAACACTCAATATGCAACAATCTATAAAACTACATTTGTAGACTATCATCGCCAGCGAAATATTATCGAAAAAGGCAGATTGCAGAACTATATTAAGCATACTTGTTTTGAGGGAACGACTTATAATAACTTTTACAACGATAATACTGTAAAACGAGACATTGGAGTAATGCTCCATAATTATTGTACAAAGAATGTTGGTAATATCAATATAGAAGATAGTAATTCTTTGTTTACCCCCCTTAATTTAATATGCGAAACAGATAAGGATACATACATGTTTAACTATGATACTCGCAGCAATCTACCAAGCTTGATATTCTTGTATGCTTTGTTGGTCAAGTTTGAAGGACAAAATAGTATCTCATTTGATGATATAGCAGAATTAGCTTTAATATTCTGCCTAACAAACAATGACCTTCTTAATGTTATTAAAAAAGTGTGCGACTTATATCCATCAGAAATTGTATTCTCTGATGTGGCCGGAATTAAGGAATTGCAGTTCCGTACAACAATAAATTCAATAGATGTGCTTAACAGATATTATGAGGCGAACTAATATGAAATACACTCCATCAATAAATATTGCCCAAACAACCTTCAATCCTGCTGGTTATATTGTAACTCAAAATGCATTAGGAGTTATTGGCAACATTGTAGACTCGTTTAATGCAGGCGTACATTCGTTCAACATTATTGGCTCATATGGAACTGGGAAATCCAACTTCATACTAGCTCTTGAGCATGGATTGCAAAAAGGCAGTAAACTTATAACCAATAAGGGACAATTTAATGGATTTATTAAATTTAGATTCGAAAAAATTGTCGGTGATTATGCATCTCTACAAAAAGTTCTAGCTGAGCATCTATTTCCTACGAATGCATCGGATAATTTATTTGAGAATCTAAGACTCTACTTTAAACAGGCAGAAAAACGTGAGGAGTTTGTTGTCCTCGTTATCGACGAGTTTGGTAAATTGTTGGAATATGCGGCAAAGAACACCCCTGAGAGGGAATTATATCTTTTACAAAAGTTTACAGAGTTTATCAATGATGAACGACGTAATGCTATTTTAATCACTACACTCCATCAAAATTTCAACTCTTATGCACGTACCCTGACTGAAAGTCAGAGAAATGAATGGACAAAGGTTAAAGGTCGTTTTAAGGAAATAGTATTTAATGAGCCAGTTGAGCAATTACTTTATCTTGCATCAAAGCGTATTGAGAAGTTGCAACGCGAGGTCATTAATCAGAACTTTGAACACATATACAATCTTGCCATAACAAGCAAATTTGCTAGTTCATCTATCACTTATGATACCGCTTTAAGCTTGTATCCTTTAGACCTTTTTGCTGCGCAAGCATTGACACTTTCTATTCAACGTTATGGCCAAAATGAGCGGACTCTATTCTCATTTTTGGAAGCCACAGGTCAAGGTTCTCTCTTAACTTTTAAGGAAAGTATAGATACAACATATAGTTTGGCTGATGTCTATGACTATGACATCTATAATTTCTATTCATATCTATCGGAGGTGAATTCCGACTCGGCTGCTTGGACTAGCATACGTGTAGGATTGGAACGCGTTGAGAGTTTATTTGAAGGAAGAATAGCAGTAGAGGCAATCAAATTAATAAAAACGATAGGTATGCTTAACCTCTTTGGGAAAGCAGGTGTTCAACTCAACAAAGAAGACTTATCTGCATACGCAAAATTTGCACTTGGAATTAGTGCTCCCGAATATATTATAGAGTTACTTACTCAACACAAGATAATTCGTTATGCTACTTATAAATCGCAGTACATCTTGTTTGAAGGTACAGATGTTAATATTGAAGGTGAATTGTTAAAAGCTGCCGGAATAGTTCCTCGCTCGAGAGATGTCGTGGAGAAACTTGTCGCATGCTTTAATCTCCCTACTGAGTTTGCTAATGCGTCATACTTCCGTAAGGGAACTCCTAGATACTTTAAGTATGAAATCTCCGATCAGCCAATAATTAGTCAGCCACAAGGTGAAATTGATGGATACATCAACTTAATTTTTAACGAGAGTCTTACATTAGAGAATCTCAAACAGCATTCAGCAGGTGTTAAGGAGGCAATTCTGTACGCTTACTTCAAGAAGGCAAATCAAATCATTGACCATGTATGGCAATTAGATAAACTGGCCTATGTACAAAAAGATGTTGACAGTAAGGACAATGTCGCACAAAAGGAAATTAAAGCTCTGATTGCACACGAACAAAACCTTTTGAACGCAAGTGTACTCAATACGCTATTCAATTTTAATGAGGATGTAGAATGGGTCTATCGTGGTGAAGTGATTGATATATCTTCAAAAGCAATGTTTAACAAGTGGCTATCTACAATCAGCAATGATGTGTACAGTGATACTCCTATATTCATCAATGAGATGGTTAATAAGCATAAGCCAAGTAGTGCGATGTCAATAGCTCGCGTAAACTTCCTTACTCATCTTTTGGAAAATGGTGCAAATGCTAATCTTGGATTCGAAGATGGAAAATTTCCACCAGAGAAAACCATATACCTGACACTACTTCATAATACAGGTATTCATCGACGCATTGGACGAGAATATATACTAGACGCTCCGATTGATGAGAGCTTTTTACCTTTGTGGAATGCGTGCGAGAATTTCCTTGAAAGCAGCAAGGAAAAGCCTCGGAAATTGGGAGAATTAATTAAGATATTACGTTCTCGTCCATTTAAGTTGAAACAAGGCGTTATAGATTTATGGCTACCTGCATTCTTGATTATCAAAAAGAATGATTATTCACTCTATAATGATACTGGAATATATATTCCTACAATTACTCGCGAAGTGCTTGATATTATGCAGAAGTCTCCTGTAGGCTTTTCTGTTAAGGCTTTCAATGTTGATGGGGTCAAACTTGACTTGTTCAATAAATATCGTGAAGCTTTGAATCTGTCACAGGATGCGGAATTTACAGCAGAGAGTTTGATAGAAACAATTAAGCCATTCTTGTTATTCTACAAGAAACTTAACAAATATGCAAAACACACGAAGCGATTACAAAAATCAACTGTAAAATTTCGCACAGCATTGGCATTAGCAAAAGATCCTGAGAAGACTTTTTTTGAGGATTTGCCTCGTGCATTAGGTTTCAAAGATACCGAAATTGCTGAAAACACCGATGTTTTAATGCGATATGTTGAGTTGTTACAAAAGTCAATTAGGGAACTCCGTATGTGTTACTCTAATCTTATTAACCGTTTAGAGGGCATGTTAGTTGAGGAACTTGGCTTAAAATCGAAGGAGTACGCATCATATAAAGTTGAGTTAGAACATCGTTATGCGTCAATTAAGACATACTTATTGACAGAACGACAAAAAACTTTCTTGACACGTATTATAGCTAAAAATACTGACCGAACAACATGGTATCAATCGCTCGCTTATATTGTGCTTGACAAACAGTTAGAGTCGTTGTTGGATGAAGAAGAGGCGTACTTGATGGATAACCTCATACACTCTTTCAAAGAACTTCTAAAATATGTCGAAATCAGCGACAAGGGATTAACAAACGAAGACAACTTCTTCCGATTTGAGATTATTTCGAATAACGGCGCTGCAACGCAACAAATCATACAGTTAAGTTCTGTAAAGACCAAACAAGCTAAAACTCTTGAAGAAAAGATTAATAAGTTTTTGTCTGGCGATCGAGACATTGATACGTATACACTTTTAAGTATAATAAAAAAAATTGAACAATGACTAAAGTAAGACATGTACTTGGTATTTCTGGAGGTAAAGATAGCGCAGCTTTAGCCATCTATATGAAGCAGAAATACCCAACATTAGAAGTGGAGTATTACAACTCTGATACGGGCTGTGAATTGGAAGAGACAGAGAAACTTGTTGATAACTTGGAGTCTTTCCTTGGCAAGGTTGTGCGATTAAAAGCAGCAGAAGGTAGCCCAGAGCCAACACCTTTTGACCACTTCTTAAAGATTAGTGGAGGCTATCTCCCATCGCCACAGGCTCGCTGGTGTACTCAAAAGATGAAGTTAGCGGAGTTTGAGAAGTTTGTTGGAGATGATCCCGCTGTTTCATATGTAGGTATTCGTGGAGATGAAGACAGAGAGGGATATGTTTCTACTAAGCCCAATATACAAGCTATTTTCCCATTTAGAAGAAACATCTGGAGTCTCGATGTTATACATAAAGCCTTACACAATGAGAATTTGGAGTTAATAACCGACCTTTACAAGTTGTGGACTCCAGAAAACATCAAAAAAGAGGCTATTGAGATTGCATCAACTCCTATAAACAAATCATTCTATTACAGTCGTAAACTGAATGCACTACTTGATGTAAGCATTAAAACATTCAATCGAGTAGTGTTTGAGTTCCTGAAGACTACGGATTATCCTGTTGGCAAGTTGGATAAATTCCCCCTAATAGATAATGAGGATGTACTTGTCAAAGAGGATATTCTTAAAATATTGGATGAAAGTGGTGTTGGTGTACCCGCTTACTACAACCCTATCGAATTTGAAGTAGATGGTAAAAAAGGTAAGTATTGCCGTAGCCGTTCTGGTTGTTACTTCTGTTTTTTTCAACAACGTATTGAATGGATTTGGCTTCTTGAACAGCATCCAGAACTATATAAGAAGTCAATGATGTATGAGAAAGATGGCTATACCTGGATTCAAGGTGAAACTCTTGAAGAGTTGAGCCGCCCAGAACGAGTACGACAAATAAAATTGGACTATATCAAGAAGCAAGAGGGCTTTAAGGCAAAAGCCACTAGTGGCTTACTTGTAGATATGTTCGATGATGACAATGAAATACCTTGTGCTAATTGTTTTATATAAAAAATATGGAAAATGAAGTTACAAATGTCGGTTTTACTGTTGATGCTGGATTAATTCAGCGTCTAGGATATGAATTGGTTGGTCGTGCTGAGACAGCTGTCTCTGAGCTAATTAAAAATTCATATGATGCTGATGCGACAGTTGTTGTAAATCCGGAAAAACCAGACGTGCCGCTTAACAAAAACGATGCGTTTCAAAAAGTACAAAAACGACACGTACAAGAAAAAAGGTGAGCGCGGTCCTATTCAGCATGATCAAAGCCCACCGTTTTTCTTTCACTTGAACCCTCTTTAAATGGCTTTAAAATATCATTTAAAAGCCATTGCAGATTCAAAATAATTCACTATCTTTATGCAATGTTAGGCTGCTATACCTGACACCTCATCCGGCTTCGTGTACAGCATCATGTCTGTATATTTAGCTTGATAGTTTACGCTTGCACTAAACTCCACTTTCCTGCATTCCTTGAATGGGCTGCCGACAAATGGGTTTCGGTCCATCCAGTCGCACAGTTCTAAAATGGAAGACTTGTTCGAAGTGAAATACACGAACGAATGCCCTTTCAGAACGGTTAGTACATCCAGATAGTCAGCCAGACGCCAGAACATCTTGTAAGTACCCACCTCGGTGGAGAGGTACGGCGGATCAACCAGGAACACCACACCCGGAACATCTTTGTAACGTTTGAATACTTCCTTGTAGTCTTCGCTGGTTATAGTCAGTCCTTCCAGATAATCCTTTGCTTCGGGATAGTCTGTCTGCCGAATCCTATTGTAAATGGCTTCTTTCTTCATTCCTTCCAAACTGGTCACATATTTCATGGCGAACAACAAGGATGCGGAAACCGTGATATAATCCACGTAGCCGTGCTCTTTTTCTTCCCTCTCAATACGGGCAAACATTTTATCGCAAATCTCCCCGGTTATACGTTTGTTTCTGGGTTCCCCTTCAGCTATCCGACGCAAATCGGATAACAGCACATTAGTGGTCGGGATATTTACAAGTCGGCAGCGGTAGTTGTCGAAGTCATTATACACAACGGTGGCATCAGACCTGACACATTTGGTAATATGTGACAGCAGGCCCGAGCCACCAAACAGGTCCACAAACACGGTGCTGTCCGGGAACTGTCCCAGCACCTTGATAAATTCCCTCGCAAACATGCGTTTCTGCCCCACGAAAGGAAGCGGGGCGGACAAATACATCTTTTTCATTTCATTCTGCTTTAAAACGGCCGCAAAGGTCCCCAGAATAAACGAAAAACAGCGGGAAACATGAACTGTTCCCGCTGCAAGACATATACAGCAAACTACACGTTCAACCCGAAGCGGACCGTCTCGTCACCGGCGATCAGCGCACGGGTGCCCGGGATATTATTCTCGTAGATATGTACATTGCCCAGGTAGAGAGTGATCGACTTCAAGGGAAGTTCTATCTGCCGCGCCATCAGGTACAGGTGATAAATATCGGAAGGCAGCCCGAGGTTCGCGTCACTGCTACGCTGGTAGGCGGATAGAACCAGTTCATCGCCATCTAACTGGAACTGTACCAGACTCAAACAGGGTGCCTGGTTGCTCTCGGCACCGGTTTCGCCCAGGAAAAGCACGTAGTTCTTGCTGTTGCGCCTCTCCCGGTTAATTTTCGCTATCAACGGGGGCAGCTTCTCGAAATAGGTCGGGTAACTGTTCACCAGGATGGAGCCGCAATAGTCCCACCAGTTGATGCCGACCTCCCGGTACTTCTCCACGTTGCGCTCACCCTGCATAAATAACTGCAACTCGCTGCGGAGCTTCTTACGGGCGATATTATGCCCCTCGAATATGTCGAGCAGGTCCGCCGGTGTCAGCGAGAGCTGCTCGTTCAGAAGGTACTGTATGTTTCCCTTCTTGTTGGTCTGTGTCTTTCCCGTGGCAAGAATCTTGTCCAGGATACGGTAATACTTGTTCATAGCCATTTCCTCCTTCTAAATTTGAAACACCCTAAAGATAAGGGGAAACGGCACTCCCTACGGCATAAAACAACCCGTTCACACTGCAAGCGTCTTGCAGTCGCTCTGGAATCGTTTCACCAAGGCATAAACCTTGCGTTCGCTCACCGAATACTTTTCGGACAATACGGCCACAGCATACGAGACTTTTTCACCTTGATCGAGTAGGCGGGTATAGTCCGCGTACAGGTCGATATACCGGGCATCTTCCAGACGAATGCCGGCCGCCTGAAGCCTTTTCAACAGCTCCCGGTTAAAGTTTAATATCTCAATCACTTTCATACAACAAAAAAATTATATCTTTGCATCGCCAATCATTTTTTAGACAACAAAAAAAACGTCAAACCGTGACAGAGGGTATTTGCCCCCGGTCGCGCGGTTTGGCGTTTCATGTTTATAAAAGTGATTGGCGTTACTTTTTAACAGGCCGGGGGCTTTTTTCTTATCCTCCCCCGAAGGATTTATTCCACCCGGTACTTCTCCGGATCAAAAGCGTCTTTCTTCCTCCAGCCGTCAGACAGCGTGTCCTGAACATGCTTCATGGCTTTCGTGTAGAAATCGGTCAGTTCCTCCAGTGTGACGAACTCCCGATATTGGGGAACCTCATCCGTACCGAACTTGAATGTCACGGGAAGCGTAGCACCACCAGTCTGTACGGCCAGATCATACGCTGCCTTATAATTGAACTGGTTTTCACTTGACAGCCATACCGGCATACCTTCATAGAGAAAACCGGAAAGTATCTCACGGTCAATTTGCTCATTATACCAGTCTGTAATGACGGACTTTATAGTATCCATGTGAGGTCTGCCGACAAAGCTTTCCTCCATATAGGAAGCGGATCCGTCTTCACGTTCCTGCACATCCCAGCGGATGCGCCATCTGTTGCGTGCCGGGCTCACGCACTCGATCAGTCTTATCCCGGATGTTCCTTCTACCCGTTTCATGTAAATATGTATTTAGTTCGACCTTTGCCGAAGGTTTCCGTCTTGATGGTGGTTTCGAACGGGAAGCCGTCCGGCATTTCCTTCACTTGCAAGAGGATGTTCTTCATCTCCTCGCTGTTGGTAAAGAACTTTTTCGGTTCGCCGTTCATCTCAATGGCCACGATACAGCGGTCCTCGCCCTGTTCGGTCTTGATGCCCGTCTCAAAGTCCTTCACAATAATCGGTAAGTTTACCAGTTCCCGGATGCTTACCACCACCCCGGGAAAACGTTTCTTGCCGTCCTCCGGCTTGTAGGAAACGTTCAAGTCTTTAAATGATCTCATGTCTTTGCCTGTTAATTTTTTAAACAACGTATGACAGTCGGCGTGCTTGGCCATCCCGTAGAACGACGCTATCAGCTCACGCCTCCTCCTTCTCGATTTTACCTCGTGCATTTTTCGGGCGAACTTCTGCTTGATGCGCTTGCGAAGGCGGACATGGTCCGCACCGAAAGTCACATACCCCAGAAAGTCGATGCCCTCGCCCGGCGGGAACACGCGCTCGTTCCCCTTCACCAGGAGACCGGCACACTCCATGCGCCCGTGGACGGCATCACGAATCTTCCACAGTTCCGCTTTCGTTTTACCCAGTACGACGCCGTCATCACAATAGCGGTAGAAATGACGCACAGCATACCTGTCCTTCAGATAATGGTCCAGATACACAGACAAAAGCAAATTGCCCAGCCCCTGCGAGCTGCGCAGGCCGATACTCAGACCTTCAGGCATCAGGCGGACAAAGCTCTCCAGCATGGTCACGAGCTTTGCGTCCTTGAACACCCGGCTGACGCAATACATCACAAAATCCTGCTTCACGCTCTCGTAGAATTTGGTGATGTCAAACTTGTAACAGTAACGCGTACCATCAGGGTCCTCGGCCATGTCACGGCGGACATACGCCAGGAGGTCGTGCATACCCCGTCTCTTGATACTGGCGGAGGTGGTACGGATGAAACGTTTCCGCAGATGGCGGTCCACCACCGCCATGATGGCATGCACGGCGATGCGGTCCTTCATCGGGATCACCTGGATGCGGCGCAGCTTGCCGCCCTCGATGATCTCGCGTTCACGGTAGTCCTTCACGCGGAAAGTACCGGATGCGATCTGCGCGGCCAGCTCCTCCAACACCTCGGGCTTATGCGCGAGCAGATAGCCCCCCTGGCGGCTGCGTTTACGCTTGCTGCCGCGAAGGACCTGCCGGAAGGAAGCCTCCATGTTGGAAGGCTCCACGATCTCCTCGATGATATACCCAACCCTGCGCATAAATTACTGTTTATTGCTTTTAATACGGGGCCTTCAATCCCCCGGGCCCGGCTTCTTCGAACCGTTTCCGGCCTACCAAACCCTACCCGACACTTTATTTTTCAGTTTTCCGGCCCTTGCGGACCGCTGTTACTGCGGCTTGCCCCCCTCGGCACCACGGTGGGGACAAGTCCCCGGTGTTGTACGCCGATTAAAATTTCCTTTCGATTGTTGTTCAGACGAGAACCGATGTTCGTGTTCGTATTCGAGGAATCGTTGTTCGCATTCGACATCGAAACACCGCCATTCGGGTTCGCGTTGTTGTTGCCACGATAGACCACACGGCCTATGGGGAGGCGCCACCTTTCAAATGCAAAAGTACTATTTTCAAATTATTATTTAACAAACAGATACAAAACCTGACGTCAAAAAATATTTTTCGACGGGCTGACGCCCGTAATGAACGGCGTTCCCCTGCTCGGGGAACACCGGACGTTTTGTCGCTTCGCTCCCGCTTTGACGCTTTACGCGGCCGATCATGCAACCTCGCTTATCGCTTTAAACGCCACGGCGCTCGACGCCCTGACGAGCCGACCGCGGAAGGCCAGACGAGAACCGATGTACGTGCTCGTATACGAGGAATCGTAGTACGCATACGACATCGAAACACCGCCATTCGGGTTC